CTATTTAAACTTGTTGTCCCACACACATGCGATAGAAGAGTCTTGCCGGGATACAGATACGGAGAACAGATTCTCCCGCAATTGCCTAAAGTTAAAAGCGGAGTTAGCATATGGGTTGCTGATGCCGGTCTTTCTAATGAGCAAAGCAATCTGTCTATCTGTGCGGTCAGTCCAAGATTTGGAATTCTCGACAACGTCTGCTGTCATGCAGATCTCAGAGACGTTCCAACGGCTGTGTGTGGGGTCATCAAGCGTGTTGCATGCGAAGTGCCGACAGCAGATGCGGAACTCCTCAGCGAATTTAGATTATTCGTACGAGGATGGTTGCTTAGTTCTGTAAAGCCTTTAGACCCGCTTACGGATTTCAGTTACGAATATTGGATCGCGAATAGCAATTATAATCCCGCCAAGCGGCTTAAGTATGAGAAGGCTCGAAGTCTGGTTGCGCAGAATGAGCGAGAACTCGAGAGCTTCTGTCATGTGAAGTCTTTTTTGAAAGATGAATTTTATGAGGAGTTTAAGTATGCCCGCACTATAAATGCACGTGTTGACTGGTTTAAAGTTATGTGCGGGCCAATATTTCACGCGATAGAGAAGCAGATTTTCAAGAGAAATGAATTCGTCAAATACCTACCCATGAAGCATAGGGGGCGACACTTACGAGATGTGTTAAGTAATTACAAGTACTATGCTGAAACGGATTTCAAATCTTTTGAATCGTGTTTCACCGAACAGATTATGGAGGCTTGCGAATTTCAGCTTTATGATTACATGTTATTGAATTGCCCGATACAATTGCAACAGATGCAATTTTTCAAACAAGTATTAGGAGGCAAAAATGTTCTCAAGTTTAAGGGATTTAGGATGTGGTTGAAAGCTGTGAGAATGTCTGGTGAAATGACCACATCGTTGGGAAATGGGTTTTCCAATTTGATGTTGCAAAAATTTTATGCGCATAAGCACGATCTTGTCTCCAATGGGTTGATAGAAGGGGACGATGGTGCGTTTGGGTATATGGAGTACCCTCCAGACCCTGCGGCCTTTTTTAGCAGATTGGGATTCACACTGACGTTCGGTGTGAAAACAAACTTGCATAATGTTCAATTTTGCGGACTCACTTGTTCCAGTGAGGGCAGTCATATGATAGATTTTCGCAAACCGTTATTGACGCATTGCTGGATAAAGCCAATTTATAAACAATCAAAATATTTGAAAATATGTTCCATTGTCAAGGGGAAATGTTTTTCCCTTTATGATAGAGTTCCTGACTGCCCTGTTGTATCTGCCTTTAATAAATGGGTTTTTAATAAGTGTGGCGATGTCAGGAGCAGCATTGAGTCCGGAGCAACGGATTATGAGAGATATCTTTTCTCTCAGGTGGATAAGAAGAATCATTGCGAACCTGGACCCATAAGCCAGCAGGTCAGAATGGAATATTGGGAAAACTATAAGATCTCCCCGGATGAGCAAGTTGAGTTGGAAACACTGTTTTCAATAGATTCAGAGCAAATGGCTTGGCACCCGCTTTTTGTTAAATTGTTCCATCCAGATACATATGAGATGGCTCAACATATTCTGGAAGCAGATAAGAATTTGGCTTATACTGTGGTGCGGTCAGAAAAAGAATATGCCAAATTCAAAATTGAATTCAATTGTCAAGAAGGTGAAACGAGGGTCCATGCGTCAGCGCAGGCAACCTTTAACGTCCCGGAGACGGCAAAGGACTGCGAGGCGATCTGCAGTTACGCGGGCATGGCCGCGACAAAAACCAATGGGTGACCCTTCCGTTGGTGCGCAGATAGGCGCTATGTTAGGAGGTGGTGTGCAAACAATTTTAGGTAAGGTCACAGGTTTGGGCGACTATAAAGTAAGGTCGAACACGTTGTTGACTGGTGGTTTGTCCCCTCCCGAAATTTCAAATTCATCGTCCAAGGGGGCTGTGGTTGTGAGGCATAGAGAGTATATTTCTGATGTTTCCTCATCACAAGCCTTCACCCCCACAGTTTACCCCATAAATCCTGGAGTAGTAACCACTTTTCCGTGGTTGAGTCAAGTGGCAGCTAATTATGAAGAATACATTATTCGAGGAATGATATTCGAATTTAAATCAACTTCGTCCGACGCCATATTAGCTGCGGGAGGTACTCAGGCATTGGGTACAGTCATAATGGCAACTCAATATGACGTATATAATCCTACTTTTTTGGACAAGATTAGCATGGAAAATTATCAATTTGCTAATTCTTCGAAACCGAGCGAGTCGTTTTTACATGCCATTGAATGTCAGCCGAAACAAACACC